ACAGTTCCGGGTGATTACCCTGAAAATACAACCACTATCGCCCCATTAACGCCATATGATAAATGGGATGGTGAGAAATGGGTGACAGATACCGAGGCACAGCACGGCGCAGCAGTAGATGCAGCAGAAGCACAGCGCCAGTCGCTGATTGATACTGCAATGGCCTCCATCAGTCTGATTCAACTGAAATTACAGGCCGGACGGAAGCTGACGCAGGCAGAAACAACCCGCCTTAACGCTGTGCTGGATTACATTGACGCGGTGACGGCAACAGATACCAGCACAGCGCCGGATGTCATCTGGCCTGAACTGCCGGAGGCGTAGGCCATTCAATATCTGGCGCACCGGAAGTATCGATCAGCTCCAGTGCGTCCAGATAATCCAGCCACAAATTATATTGCACCAGTTCCTCACCTTTCAGACGACCAATTGATGCTTTACCTGGCCATTGTTTACTGTTGATGTATTCGTTGGCCTGATTAATCAATTGCTGCTTTTTAGTTTCGGCTGATGCAATTTGTTCTTCACGTGTTGGTGGAGGAATATCTACCCATGCAGGCAGTCCATCTTCTCCGACACATCTGTATTTTCCTTCTGGTGGTGTATCATAGAAATATTCCCTGAAAATTACTTCGTCTATATCAACACCTTTTTCTTCAGGCCACTCACCTTTTTCAACATAAAGAGACTTAAGTTCGTAAGGATATGCCAGGTTGTTTACGTACAGATATTTCATCATTACCAGCCCTTAGCGAAAAACGCACCACCTTCAAGACCATAATTGCAGTGAGCTATGAAGCCGGTAGTGCTCCAGTTGGTCGCCCCCCACATATTCCCCCCCCCGAAACCACCATCGCACACAATTACAATGCCCGGTGTCTGTGTAAATGGAATCGGGAATGAAACATTGGCGGATACAGGCCCGTGTTCACTAGGAAAACTAATTCGTCCCCACTGTTCAATTGAACCATCTGGCATTTTTCGCCAGCCTGAACCTGATGCATATGATGACATATCAGGTATCTGATTTTCCCCAGTTCCCACATTCCGTTTTGCCGCTTCTCCCAAACCAACGTTTATGAAAATGCAGAGATAACGGCTAACTGGCATCATCTCCGGTTTTTATTCAGGGGGATGATCATGCTTATTGGCTATGTACGCGTGTCAACAAATGACCAGAACACCGATTTGCAACGTAATGCACTGAACTGCGCGGGATGTGAGCGGATTTTTGAGGATAAAATCAGTGGCACTAAGTCCGACAGACCGGGGCTGAAAAAGCTGCTCAGGACACTATCGGCAGGAGACACGCTGGTTGTCTGGAAGCTGGACAGGTTGGGGCGCAGTATGCGGCATCTTGTTACGCTGATAGAGGAGTTGCGCCAGCGTGGTGTGAATTTCCGAAGCCTGACTGACAGTATTGATACCAGTACCCCAATGGGCCGTTTCTTTTTTCATGTCATGGGTGCCCTGGCTGAAATGGAACGCGAACTGATAGTTGAACGTACCAGGGCAGGGCTGGCTGCAGCTCGTGCCAAAGGCAGAGTAGGTGGACGCCGTCCTAAGTTGACCACCGAACAGTGGGCACAGATTGGGCGTTTACTCGAGGCCGGAGAATCAAGACAGCGTATTGCACTGATTTTTGATGTGGGTGTTTCCACAATTTATAGAAAATTTCCGGCAAATAAGAGTAATGAATCCCCCTGAATCAGCATTATTTTGATTATCCCTGCAAGTAGACAAATACCGTCATTTTGTGTGAATAACGGTACAACTGCGCTTAGCTGTTTGTCAGGCACAATCACTTCAACATAGGGCGAAGCCTAATCCAATCAGGAGGTTCGCCACTATGGCTCAGGATTACCACCACGGGGTGCGCGTTGTTGAAGTCAACGAAGGCACCCGATCCATTACCACGGTGAGCACCGCCATCGTGGGCATGGTCTGCACGGGCGATGATGCCGATGCAAAAATGTTTCCTCTTAACAAACCTGTGCTGATCACTGATGTGCTGACTGCCAGCGGTAAAGCGGGTGAGTCCGGCACGCTGGCCCGTTCGCTGGATGCCATCGCTGACCAGGCAAAACCCGTGACCGTTGTTGTGCGTGTGCCGCAGGGTGAAACGGAAGAAGAAACCACGACCAATATCATCGGCGCAGTGACTGCTGAAGGTAAAAAAACAGGCATGAAAGCTCTGTTATCTGCCCAGTCACAGCTCGGCGTTAAACCGCGCATTCTCGGCGTGCCAGGTCACGATAACAAAGCCGTTGCGACTGAGTTGCTGAGCGTGGCGCAAAGCCTGCGTGGGTTTGCTTACCTGTCAGCGTATGGCTGCAAGACGGTACAGGAGGAGATCACTTACCGTGAAAACTTCAGCCAGCGCGAAGGAATGCTGATCTGGCCCGACTTTACTGGCTGGGACACGGTGCTGAATGCCGAAGCAACGGCATATGCCACCGCCCGTGCACTTGGTCTGCGTGCCAAAATTGATGAGCAGACCGGGTGGCACAAAAGCCTGTCCAACGTGGGCGTGAACGGTGTCACCGGAATTTCTGCAGATGTGTTCTGGGATCTGCAGGACCCGGCAACCGATGCAGGTCTGCTGAACCAGAACGACGTCACCACGCTTGTGCGTAAAGACGGTTTCCGCTTCTGGGGTTCCCGCTGTCTGAGCGATGATCCGCTTTTTGCCTTCGAAAACTACACCCGCACGGCGCAGGTGCTGACGGACACAATGGCAGAAGCACACATGTGGGCGGTGGATAAACCGCTTAACCCGTCGCTGGCCCGCGACATTATCGAAGGTATCCGCGCCAAAATACGCAGCCTGGTCAGTCAGGGCTATCTCATTGGTGGTGATTGCTGGCTGGATGAGTCGGTGAACGACAAAGACACGCTGAAAGCCGGAAAACTCACCATCGACTATGACTACACGCCAGTGCCGCCACTTGAAAATCTGATGCTGCGCCAGCGCATCACCGATCAGTACCTGGTGAATTTCGCCAGCCAGGTCAGCGCGTAAGGGGACAACATGGCTTTACCACGCAAATTAAAACATCTGAACCTGTTTAACGACGGGAACAACTGGCAGGGGATCGTTGAGTCGCTGACGCTGCCGAAATTCACCCGCAAATATGAGAAGTATCGCGGCGGCGGAATGCCGGGTGCAGTGGATGTGGATCTGGGGCTTGATGACAGTGCGCTGGACACAGAATTTTCCATTGGTGGTACTGAACTGCTGCTGTTTAAGCAGATGGGCAAAGCCACGGTAGATGGCATTCAGCTGCGCTTTACCGGCTCTATCCAGCGTGACGATACCGGGGAAGTGCAGGCCGTGGAGCTTGTGGTGCTGGGACGTCACAAAGAAGTGGATTCCGGCGAGTGGAAGACGGGCGAAAGCAACACCACCAAAGTGACCAGTACCAACAGCTACGCGAAGCTGACCATCAATGGTGAGGTGCTCTATGAAGTGGACCTTATCAACATGGTGGAAATTGTGGACGGTGTGGACCTGATGGAAGCGCACCGCAACGCCCTCGGCCTCTGATGTATCTGAACGGCGCGGGATACCGCGCCAGAACCCAATTTACAGGACAGCAAAATGAGCGATAAGCAGACTGAAAAGACTATTCAACTGGATACTCCCATCAAGCGCGGTAAAACAGAAATCACCGAAATTGTGCTGCGTAAACCGCAGTCCGGTGCGCTGCGCGGTACACGCCTGCAGGCCATTATGGATATGGATGTGAACGCGATGATGACCGTGATCCCCCGTATCTCCAGTCCGGCACTGACTGCACAGGAAATTGCAGAGATGGACCCGGCAGATCTCACTGCCATGTCGGTTGAGGTTGTCACTTTTTTGTTGAAGAAGTCGGTGCTTGCCGGTTTACCGACAGCCTGACGGTTGACGATCTGGTGGCTGATATCGCCACCATCTTTCACTGGCCGCCATCCGTTACTGACGTTATGCCGCTGACCGAAGTGCTGGAATGGCGGTATAAAGCGATTCAGAGAAGCGGGGCCAACGATGAGTGATAACAACCTGCGGCTGCAGGTCATTCTTAATGCGGTTGACAAACTCACCCGCCCATTCCGTGTTGCACAGGCCAGTTCGAAAGAGCTGGCTGGCGCAATTCAGTATACCCGAAACAGCCTCAAAGAACTGAATAAGCAGGCTGGCAGAATTGATGAATTTCGCAAGACGCGCTCGCAACTAGCCATAACAGCCAACAACCTGAACGCAGCCCGCGAAGAGGCGGCAAAACTCGCCACACAATTTGCTGCCACTAACAGGCCAACCGCCGCGCAGGCAAAGTTATTCAGTCAGGCCAAAACACGAGTACAGGAACTTCAGCAGACCTATAACGGCTTGTTGGGGGCGGTCCAGAGACAACGTCAGGCACTTAAAGAATCAGGGATTGATACCAGACAACTCAGTAGTGCCCAGCGAGAACTTAAGAAAAATGCTGAAGAAACAAGGCAGGCACTGGAGGGCCAGCAAAAAGCACTTAAACGTCTGGGTGAACAACAGGCACGGATGAACGCTGCCAGAGAACAATACTCAAGACGGCTTGAAGTGCGCGATCGCATCGCAGGAGCCGGAGCCACTACCACGGCTGCAGGGCTGGCAATGGGTGCGCCAGTGATGGCAGCAGTAAAAAGCTATACCAGCATGGAAGATGCCATGAAAGGTGTGGCAAAGCAGGTCAATGGTCTGCGTGATGATAATGGCAACCGCACTGCGCGTTTTTACGAAATGCAGGATGCCATCAAGGCTGCCAGCGAACAGTTGCCGATGGAAAACGGTGCTGTGGACTTTGCCGCACTGGTTGAAGGTGGTGCGCGCATGAACGTCGCAAATCCTGACGACAGCTGGGAAGACCAGAAACGTGACCTGCTGGCCTTCGCCAGCACGGCAGCAAAGGCGGCAACAGCCTTTGAGCTGCCAGCGGATGAACTGTCAGAAAGTCTGGGGAAAATCGCCCAGCTCTACAAAATCCCTACCCGCAATATTGAACAGCTCGGTGATGCGCTGAACTATCTGGATGATAACGCCATGTCGAAAGGGTCAGACATCATTGATGTCATGCAACGCCTGGGCGGTGTGGCAGATCGTCTGGATTATCGTAAAGCGGCGGCGCTGGGTTCCACCTTCCTGACACTGGGCGCTGCGCCGGAGGTTGCTGCCAGTGCAGCAAACGCGATGGTGCGTGAATTGTCCATTGCCACCATGCAAAGTAAGAGTTTCTTTGAAGGGATGAATCTGCTGAAACTCAATCCTGAAGTGATTGAAAAGCAGATGACGAAGGATGCGATGGGAACTATCCAGCGTGTGCTGGAGAAGGTGAACGCACTGCCGCAGGACAAGCGTCTGTCTGCCATGACCATGTTGTTTGGTAAAGAGTTTGGTGATGATGCAGCGAAACTGGCAAACAACCTTCCGGAACTGCAGCGCCAGCTAAAACTGACAGCGGGCAATGATGCGCTCGGTTCCATGCAGAAAGAATCCGACATCAACAAAGACTCACTTTCCGCTCAGTGGTTGCTGGTCAAAACCGGAGCGCAGAACACCTTCAGCAGCCTGGGCGAAACGCTGCGCCAGCCGCTGATGGATATTCTGTACACGGTAAAAAGCATCACGGGGGCGTTGCGCCGCTGGGTGGAAGCTAACCCGGAACTGACAGGCACACTGATGAAAGTAGCGGCTGTTGTGGCTGCGGTTACCGTAGGCCTCGGCACCTTAGCGGTGGCGCTGGCTGCAGTGCTGGGGCCGCTGGCAGTCATCCGTCTGGGATTCTCTGTGCTGGGTATCAAAACGTTACCTTCCGTTACGGCAGCAGTAACACGAACCAGCAGCGCGTTGTCCTGGTTAGCTGGCGCTCCACTGGCACTGCTGCGACGCGGGCTTGCTTCATCGGGCAACGCAGCGGGTTTACTTACTGCGCCGTTGTCGTCTTTGCGCCGCACCGCATCACTGACGGGGAATGTCCTGAAAACTGTAGCAGGTGTGCCGGTTGCACTGTTGCGGTCTGGATTATCCGGTTTACGTGCGGTTGCTGTGATGTTTATGAATCCACTGGCAGCACTACGCGGTGGACTGGCTGCCGCAGGCGCGGTGCTGCGTGTGCTGGCATCCGGTCCGCTGGCGATGCTGCGCGTTGCCCTGTATGCCGTATCTGGTCTGTTAGGTGCTCTGCTCAGTCCGATAGGTCTTGTGGTTACTGCACTGGCGGGCGTGGCGCTGGTTGTCTGGAAATACTGGCAACCCATCACCGCATTTCTCGGTGGCGTGGTGGAAGGATTCAAAGCGGCGGCAGGTCCCATCAGTGCTGCATTCGAACCGCTTAAGCCCGTGTTCCAGTGGATTGGCGACAAAGTACAGGCGTTGTGGGGCTGGTTTACTGATCTGCTGACGCCTGTTAAGTCGACCTCTGCCGAACTGCAGAGCGCAGCGGCAATGGGGCGACGATTCGGGGAGGCACTGGCGGAAGGGCTGAATATGGTCATGCATCCGTTGGACTCCCTGAAATCCGGCGTTTCCTGGTTGCTGGAGAAACTCGGTATTGTCAGTAAAGAGGCTGCAAAGGCGAAACTGCCGGAAAGCGTGACGCGTCAGCAACCTGCGACGGTGAATGCAGACGGTAAAGTGATGATGCCATCGGGTGGTTTTCCGTCATGGGGATATGGCTTTGCGGGGATGTATGACAGCGGCGGCTATATCCCGCGCGGGCAGTTCGGCATTGTCGGTGAAAACGGGCCTGAAATTGTCAACGGTCCGGCAAACGTGACCAGTCGGAGAAATACAGCTGCACTGGCTGCCGTTGTTGCCGGAATGATGGGCGTTGCTGCCGCGCCTGCAGAGCTTCCGCCGTTACATCCTTTGGCACTTCCCGCGAAAGGCGGCGAAGCGATGGTGAGTCGTGCAGCCACTGTGCCGCCCGCTCAACGGATTGAGGCACCGACGCAGATCATCATCCAGACGCAGCCAGGACAAAGTGCGCAGGATATTGCGCGGGAGGTGGCACGCCAGCTTGATGAACGTGAACGCAGGCTGAAGGCAAAAGCCAGGAGTAACTACAGCGATCAGGGGGGATACGACGCATGATGATGGTGCTGGGATTGTACGTGTTTATGCTGCGCACTGTGCCGTATCAGGAACTGCAGTATCAACGCAGCTGGCGACATGCGGCAAACAGCCGGGTCAACCGACGTCCGTCCACGCAGTTTCTGGGACCGGACAACGACATGCTGACGCTTTCTGGTGTTCTTATGCCGGAGATAACAGGCGGCAGGCTGTCGTTGCTGGTACTGGAGCAGATGGCAGAACAGGGGAAAGCATGGCCCCTGATTGAAGGCAGCGGCACGATTTACGGCATGTATGTGATTGAGGGACTGAATCAGACTAAAACGGAGTTTTTCCGCGACGGTATGCCGCGCCGGATTGAGTTCACCCTGTCGCTCAAACGGGTGGATGAATCCCTGTCCGATATGTTCGGTGATCTCAGTGCGCAACTGAATAATCTGCAGGACACGGCAACGTCTGCCTTAAGCGATATCAGTAAAACGGTGGGAGGGCTGCTGTCGTGAATTTCAGCTCTGAACTGCTTAACAAAGGCAACAAAACTCCCGCATTCAGCATCAGTATTGAGGGCAGGGATATCACCACTGTGCTGGATAACCGCCTGATGAGTTTGACGCTGACGGACAATCGGGGCTTTGAAGCAGACCAGCTTGATCTGGAGCTGGACGACGCCGACGGAAAAATCGTGCTGCCGCGCCGTGGTGCGGTTATTACGCTGGCGCTGGGCTGGAAGGGGCAGCCGCTTTTCCCGAAAGGGGCATTCACGGTGGACGAGATTGAACACACTGGCGCACCGGACCGCCTGACTATCCGGGCGCGAAGTGCTGATTTTCGTGAAACGCTGAATACCCGCCGTGAAAAGTCGTGGCACAAGACCACCGTTGGGGAAGTGGTGAAGGAAATAGCTGCACGGCACAAACTGAAGATGGCATTGGGTAAAGACCTGTCAGATAAACCCGTGGAACATATAGACCAGACCAATGAGAGTGACGGCAGTTTTCTGATGCGACTGGCGCGCCAGTACGGTGCTATTGCATCGGTGAAAAATGGCAATCTGTTATTCATCCGGCAGGGACAGGGCAAAAGCGCCAGCGGTAAACCACTGCCGGTGATCACTATCACGCGTAAGGACGGCGACAGTCACCGCTTTACCCTGGCAGATCGCGGAGCCTATACGGGCGTCATTGCCAGCTGGTTGCATACCCGCGAACCCGCGAAGAAAGAAAGCACCACGGTGAAGCGTAAGCGCAGAACTAAGAAGCAGAAGAAAGAGCCGGAAGCGAAGCAGGGCGATTATCTGGTGGGGACGGATGAAAACGTGCTGGTACTTAATCGCACTTATGCCAACCGGAGCAACGCCGAACGAGCGGCGAAAATGCAGTGGGAACGCCTGCAACGCGGTGTTGCGTCATTCTCGCTACAACTGGCGGAAGGTCGGGCAGATCTCTACACGGAAATGCCTGTGAAGGTCAGTGGCTTTAAACAGCCAATAGATGATGCGGAATGGACCATTACGACTCTGACACATACCGTCAGCCCGGATAACGGTTTTACGACCAGTATTGAACTTGAAGTGAAAATTAGTGATCTTGAAATGGAATAAATGGTTCTCAATATTGATATCTTGTGTATCATTGCAATGATTCTGATAGCAAAGGTAGGGATCTGGATATGATGAATTGTCCAAAGTGTGGTCATGCGGCGCACACAAGGAGCAGTTTTCAAGTAACAGAAAGCACCAAAGAGCGTTACTGCCAGTGCCAAAATATTAACTGCGGGAGCACTTTTGTTACCCATGAAACAGTGGTCCGGTTTATTGTGACACCTGCAGTGATTGCCACAGCCCCTCCACATCCATTGCCAGGTGGTCAGGGCCATATGAATTTTTAAGAAAGAGAACCTGCTACGGCAGGTTTTTATTCATCTGGGATCTCACCCGTTTCAAGAAAATGTATAAAGCCAGGCTCATCTATGATGATAGTGCCTTTCATCCTGGCTGCCGATACTTTTGATGGGCCTGCATTGTAACCGCAACAGAGCATCTGAAGGTTTTGGGTTACAGATGTTCTTACCGTTAATCCTTGTTCATTCGCCTTATCAACCAACCTTTCTTTATCTGCTTTCTTAAATCCGGTGAAACACACATCGAATGTATTTTTTTTCGGACCTGACTGCTTAGTGAGATGTGAGTAGTTTTCGGGGAGGAATGACGCGCATTCCTGAATGGCTTGTTCTTGTGAATCGTATTGTTTAAGAATGCGGTCTTTTCGGAAGGTTTTTATTCGATCGGTGTTCTTACAAATGCCCTGTATGTGATTTTCGCTATAACTGATGCTCTGTATTGAGTGAACACCGATACGACCATTTGCATTGATGTAAACAAAGTGAAGTTCTTCCAT